CCATAGAAACATTTTGCATCATCAAAAACATTTAATTTTGATGTTTTTCCTTTTTTCATTAATCATAACTTTCAGGTTTATTTTTAATAAGTGTAACGATAAAAATAAAAATTGTCAAAAAATGACTTTTTTTCGTATATTTATATTATAAAGTAAAAAAAATATGATAATAATTAAAGTAAAAAGTCCTTCTCAAATTGAACAAGCATTGAAGCAATATAAATTCAAGGTGTATAAAACAAAACAAACGGAACAATTAAGGGATAGACAAGAGTTTACAAAGAAGTCTGTAAAGAGAAGAAGTCAAAAACAAAAGGCGACTTATCTACAACAAAAACAAAATCAACTTTCTTGATTCTTGTCTTCAGTTTTCTTTTCTTTTTGGATTTGGTAAATGATATAACCAGATACGCCAAATTGGATTGTTGCCCACATCACCATATCGGTCATAGTTAAATCTGGATACTTCTTTAAAAGATAAAAAATCATACCCCACTCTGCAATAATAAATGCAAGTCCAGACTCAATTCGTTTTTTAGAAAAAAAAGATGGTTTTTCTGAGTAGATTCTAATTATTTCAGTAATACCTTTTTTTATGTTTCCCCAACCAAAAAAGTATTTCTTACTCATAGTCCTTGATTTAGTTTTCTTAACTTATATAAATCGTAGTGTGTACATTTAGAATCTGAAATCTTAGTGATTGTTTGACCAATCATCGTTTTAATTTCATCTTCTTTAGATTCGTTCAACGAACCTTTTAAGTTTGAAATTACAGATTCCTTAAGAGAATTAAATTCAGTTTCTAATTCTTCTTTTGATAAAGATGAGATAGATACTAATTCATTTTTTTCTGATTCTGTAAGATTAGATATTTCACCTTTCAAATTTTCTTCAGCAACTTTTACCATAGTTGATAATGGTAAATTAACAGATTCTTTGATTTGTTTTTTCGTCTCTTCAGAAATAATTGTTGATATAATATTTTTTTTACATTCTAAAACGGTTTCTAAATCACGAATAGAATTACCATAAACAATCGAATCAATATTTTTGTAGTTGTTTGGTGAATCTACCTTATATTGAGAAACCCACTTAGTTAACTTATTTAAAGATGATTTGTTATTTTCAATTAATATTTGGCAGTATTCAACTGACTCATTTACATAGTCAGTTGCAATATCTTTACTTAAACCCTTTTTAGATGATAAATCATCGTATATATAGAACATTTCGGTTAAATCTTTATTCTCTAAAATATTAGATTTAAACCCTCTCATAAACTTTGTAAAATCATCTTTACCAAATAAATCTACACTTATTTGTTCAACTTTACTTTTTATTTCACCAAACTTATTCATCTTTTTTATTTATAAATATTAGTTACCAAGTAAATCTTTTAATTTATCGTCTATTTCCACTAACGAATTTCTTCCTTTACCTAAATTCATAAAGTCGTGTTTACCAAAAAGACCCTCCTCCAATAATAAATTTAAATCATCTCTTGAGATTGATTCGGGAGCCAATTCAGCACCTCCTGGTGGTTCTGGTTCAGGTGCACCACCCATATCAGGCATTCCTCCCATATCAGGTGCACCTCCTTCAGGAGCCCCTTCTTCACCACCTTCGGCTGGTTTTTCACCATCTTTTTTACCATATAACTTATCGATATTATCGAATAAACCGGTATTAGTAATAACTTCTGCAGTTTTTGCCAACTCAGCAGAAACGGCTCTCTCGACTCTTTGTTGTTGGATGTCTAATCTAATTTCTTCATCGGAGAATCCTAAGATATGTTTCTTAGCCCACGACGCAGATACTGGTGCCACGCTATTTGCAATTTCAGCAACGGCATCTTTATAAAGTAATATTTTTTCTTTCCAAACTTCAATACCTAATAAATCAGATTGTCTTGATGGGTTAGTTAGTCCTAATGTAAAGTTTGTTAATTCATCTTCAAACCCTAATAAGAATAAATGCACAATTGCAATTTTATTCAATTCGGCAATCATAGACTTTTGAATTCTATTAATGGTTCTTGCAAATCGTATATCTAATAATGATAAGTTTTTACCATCACCAACAGCCTCCTCAAACCCTAAATACGCTTTAGGGATTCTTAATGCGGTAACTAATTTCTTTTGGATATATTCAATATCTGCAATCTCAGCTAAGTTAGTACCACCTGGTAAAGTTTCTATTGGGTTAGTTGCCGCGGCATCTCTAACAGGGATAAAATAATCTTGGTCTACAGCCAATTGATTGTACCTCATATCCACGTTTCCTGTATGAGGGTCTGAAATTTGGTCTCTTTTAAATTTACTGGCAACTCTTTGTACGTATGGGTCTACGTCTTTATCATCCATATTCCCAACAAACACTTTGAATACTCTTCTTTCAGGCGCTCTTGATACACGATAAATTAACATCGCATCCTCAGATAATAAAAGTTGTTTCCAAATACGACGAGCTTTTTCTAACATAGACGTACCATAAGGGAGTTTTCTATCATCACCTAAAATCCTAAAGTGACCAACTTCCCAAACGTTAAACTCCATATTTTTTTCTTTCCAAGTAAACTTCAAGGCATCGTTTTCCATTTCCTGTGAGTACTTATCGGGCTGAAACCTCATCCCTTTTTCTAATCTTTCGATTTGAATATTAGGTAATTGTTGACAACCTATAATACCTTTCTCAGGGTCCAACTTTAAATAAACAAAGTTATCTCCAAACTTACAAGTGTTTCTTGTCCACATAGGTAAGTTTGTGTTAATATCCAATCTGTTGTTAAAGAGGTCGGCTAAAACGGATTTAATTCTTTTTGACTCAGAATAAATTTGTAACATATACCCATCTTTGTCAGGTGTTGTAGATTCTTCCGCATAGATATCTAACGCCGCAGAAATTTCAGGAGTATACTCCATAGACTCATAGTCATAATATGACGCCATTCTTGTTGGTTCATAATAAACAGCTTGTGTATAAAGATTACTTTCTACTTTTTGCCACTGCTTACCAATATACATTGTTTGCTGAGCCTGTAGCTTTTCTTTTTCAAATTCTGACTTATCTGTAGTTTTTAATAACTCCTTTTTATCAAATTTGAATACAGGAGGTTGTTGGTCCAAAGTTGCGTTTGGTCCAAAAACTTTTCCCAACCTTTGCCATACTGTATATTTATTTTGTTCTGCCATAACTTTTTTATATAAATAATAGGTTCATCAGTAATAAACTAAACTCTTCCATTACCGAATAACCATAAATACTTTTCATAGTCGTTCTTTGTTGCTTGATGACTACTCATACCGTATTGATTAAACCTATCAACAGGTAAATTTGGATTAAAATTCTGTGATGAATTTTTAAATTCATTTTTTTCTGTAGTCCAAGACTCAATCATCGCCTTTGCTTGTTCTGTTGCTTTCTCTAATTTTGCAAACGAGGACTCACCAACATAAATAGCCATTGCCATCGCCATTATTAAGTCGTCGTGTTGTCCTTTTTGGTGGTCAGGTCTACCGTTCACATAAACAAACGTATTTAATTCGTTAAATAATCTCTGTGACCTAACTGCAAAACCAAAACGTAACGCTTCTTCGAATGCTTGGACAATTAAAATCCTTTTTGAGTTAAAGTTAATTCCTGGTATTTTATCATTCGCTTTAGGGTCCCATTTCCATTTATCAGCAGGATTAACCCCATCAATATAAAGGTTCTTATATCCCAATTCTTGTAGTTTACGAGAGGTTGCAACACCCATACCACCAGTGATATCGGTTACGATAAACGCATTATACATTGTAGCCCATTTAAAGGCAATTTCTGCAACGATATCAGGTGGAACTTTTGCAATATATTCTAATACTTGTTCTCTATCGTCAAAATCTATTATAATAAATGTTGTAAAATCTTCACTATCACCACGAGAAACGTCAATACCCATAATGTATTTATGACCGGCAATTGGTTCTTTCCATTGCCATAACACACCACCCATAAATTTATTCTCAGGTTCTTTAATAAATTTTTCTTTGATTGTTTTCATAGTTTCAGGTGGGATTACATTATCCCCCGAACCTAAGAAGTTACACTCTAACTCTTGTGAAATTTTACGCTTGTCAAATTTTAGTTTTTTTGACATTGACTCAAACCACGAAGAATAAGGCTTATAACCTAATTCTAATTTTTGTTTTATTTCCTCAAAGTCACGGTCTGAAACTTTTATATCGGTGTAATCAATAGTGATATCTTCATCCTTATAATCACCCCTATTAAGCATATAATGAATAATGTCTTCACATTTTATTAGTTTCAAATCCTTAGAATATCTAGGGTCTCTAAACCAATACATTTCAGTAATTCTAAAGTCATTCATACCTTTAATTGCCTGACTATATATCGAATAATAAATTGGGTCGAATCCGTTTGGTGTTGAAATTACAATAACTTTACCTCCTGTTGAGAGAGATGCCATACACGCAGACCAGAAATCTTCGTCAGCATCAATATAAGCGGCCTCATCGAATATAAGAATAGTAGGGGTATATCCACGTAAGGCATCTTTTGATGTTGCAACCGCCTTTACTTCACAACCATTTGTTAACTTGAAGTGTCTTGCTGCGTTTTTATCGGGAGAAAACCCAACACCTAACCAATTAGGCCATTGTTCAACAAATGCACGAACTTTGTTCGCCATTTCCACAGCAGTATCGAGTTTGTTTGCAATAATTAGGATTTTTTCTGGTTTTGATTTTTTAGCAAACACTAATCTTTTTGATGCCCAAGCGGATGTAACTGTAGAT